CGATTTAGAAGCGATTGTCCCTGACATTTTCGACCTAGGCATTCCAGCCTTTACTGCTGAACATGCAAAGGCGCAGGCAGATGTCGAGCGTGAGATCCGTAACCGATGGTGGCACCGTAAGGGCATAGCGGGCGAGATGAATGCAAGCTACTTAACAGAGACGCAGTGGACACGCGCAAGCGCCTATCTCGTATTGTGGAAGTACGCATTGCCACAGCTTACCAATTGGGTAGATGACGACCGCTTTTTGCAAATGATCGACTTCTACAAGGCGCGTTATGGTGAAGAGCTAGACGCAGTATTTCAGGACGGTGTTGAGTACGACGCAGACGATGACGGCACTGTTACCGACAAGGAAAAGGAAAGCATTCCGCTTAACCGCCTGAACCGATGATTACCGTAAACATAGACACTAAGCCCCGTGACCTGCGCAAGATGGTGCAGAAGCTAGGGCGCACGTTTACGAAGAACCACAGGCGCGCCATGTTAAGAGCTGCGGCAGTGGGTAGAGCGCGCATTGATAAGCGCACGCGTAGCGGTGTAGATGTTAACGACAAGCCATTCAGACCTTACACTGATGCGTACAAAGGCTTTAGGAAAGAAAAGGGCAGACCTGTAGACAAGGTTAATTTAATCTTTACGGGTAAGATGCTTGGCGACATGCAGTTTGGTATACAAGGACGAGACGGTCTAATTAACTTTAGTCGTAGGACAGAGGCTAAGAAGGCGGCGTTTAATAATCGCAAGCGTCAATTCTTTGGCCTCAACCGAGGCGACACTCGTGCAATACGCGATGCTTACTTTAAGGGGCTTAAGATATGAGCGTTAGAGAGAACATCGCTAAAAACCTAGTATCTACTTTACAAGCCATCACGACGCCAAAGGCAAAAAAGGTAACGCGTGAGCCTTTTGACTTTGATAAGTTATCGAATGCGCAGTTTCCCGCTATCTTAGTTAGGACAGCAAACGAGACGCGCGAAGATGCAAGTCTTGGCGGTAGTATGACCAGCAGACATGGCACGATTGATTATGAGCTTGTCTGCTTTGTTAAGCACAAGAACATCGACACAGCCCGCAACCAGATTGCAGAGGCTATCGACGAAAAGCTCGACGAGGATCGGACGCGCGGCGGTCACGCAGTAGACACACAGGTTATCAGCGTTGAGGTGGATGATGGTACAATAGACCCTATTGGCGGCGTTATTGTCACCGTTCAGATTCTTTATTCATATACACGCGGCGACGCGTAAGGGAGAAAATTCATGGCTACACATAAAGGCTCAAGCGGTGTCGTAAAGGTTGCCGCTAGTGGTGGTTCAGAAGCGGCAGTTGGCGAGGTTCGCTCGTACTCTATTGATGAGACAGCAGACACTATTGAGGACACCGTAATGGGTGACTCAGTTAAGTCATACCTATCTAGTCTTAAAGATGCGACATTGACGATTGACGCATTGTGGGACGACGCAGACGCACAGCACTTGGTGCTTGATTCTGGCGCGGCTATCGACTGGGAAATCCACCCAACAGGGACAGGCACAGGCGAGAAGTATTACGCAGGAGCGGGAATCGTGACTGCTAAAACTATTTCAGCGTCGTACGATGGTCTCGTTGAGGCGTCATTCTCTGTGCAGGTATCAGGCGCAGTCACAGAAGCGGCTAACTAATGGGTCTCGCTAAAGAATTGCGGGCGCGTCGTAAAGGCTCGCGCCGCAAAATTAGCGTTGCAGAATGGGGGGACAGTGATGGCGATTTCGTTTTGTACTGTCGCCCTCTAACCTGCTATGACCTCAACGAGCTGCAAAAGCGTCACCCTCAAGTAATGCAAAACCCTAGCATTGCGGCGATGGTCGATTTGATTCTTATGAAGGCTGAGAGCAAAGACGGCGAAAAGCTGTTTAGCTCTGCTGAAGATAAAATAGACCTGATGGGGGAAGAGACTACCGTTGTCTCGCATATTGCCAATGAGATGTTCGGCACTATCGAGTCATTCGAGGATGTCGAAAAAAACTAAAAAGCGGTCAGACGAGGATGAACCTTATTGCCTTAGCTGACCGCCTACACAAGACAATCGAAGAAGTAGAGCAGATTTCGGTTACTGAGTTTCATGAGTGGCTCGCTTACTTCAAGATCATGAGCGAGTCGAACGATGGCAAATGAAACCGTAAGCATCATTATCAAGGCGTTTGACCAAACGCAAAAGGCTCTGCGGTCGATACAGGCCGCTTTCGGCAAACTCTCTAAGGTTTTCTTTAGCTTTAAGACTGCACTAGTTGCCGCAGTAGGCGCTGGCGGTTTCGGTCTGCTTATCAGCAATTCACTGAAAGCCACAGATGCCTTAGCTAAAACAGCGGGGAAGATAGGCACCACCACCGAAGCCTTAAGCGCCCTGCAATACGCGGGGCAACTAACAGGCGTAGAAGTCAACACGATGAACATGGCGCTCCAGCGATTTACCCGTAGAGCGTCAGAGGCAGCTGTTGGCACGGGCGAAGCAAAGGGTGCATTGCGTGAGCTTGGTGTAGATGCGAGGCAATTGGTACAGCTCCCTTTAGATCAGCGGATGTTAGTGCTTGCGGATGCTTTCTCAGGAGTAGAAAGCGAATCTGACCGACTGCGTTTGGCGTTCAAATTGTTTGACTCTGAAGGTGCTGCCCTCGTAAACACTCTAGGGCAAGGACGTGAGGGGCTGGCTCAAATGCTGGGCGAGGCGCAGGCGCTCGGCCTTGTTATGACCAGCGACGCAGCCGAAGGCGTTGAATCAGCTAACGACGCAATAACACGCATGATGAGCGTGTCTAAAGGTCTCGTCAGTCAGTTTACAGCGGCACTTGCGCCAGCTATTGAATTTGTGGCTAACAGCCTTACAACTTTCTCGCAGAACCTTATGGCCTCAGAGGGTGGAGCTAGAGAGTTTGCAATCAATTCGGCAGCAGCGTTTTTAGAGTTTGCATCATCTGCGTTGCACAACTTTGAGAAGTTTGTAAACGGCGTAATTATTGGCTTTAACATGATTATCGGTGCCGCGAATCTATTTGCGCCCGTCATATCTGGTATTAACTTTTTGTTTGACGCTTTGGTCGAAGGCATTAAAGGCCAAATCAACACCATTATTTCGTTTACTCAGTTAATCGACAAGGCTTTGGTTAAGCTGGGCCAAAAGCCAATATTTAACCTTAAGCAGTTTAATCTTGAGCCTGTCACGTTTGCTTTGCAGACGTTTGAGAAAATTGACCGCGTAGACTTCAGCGGGACTGTAGGTGGACTGCGAGGTATTGCTGACTTAGTACGTGAAACGGCAGAGGTAGCTACGACCGCAGGCGAAGCCATACAAACAATGGCTGCACCGCCTAGCAACTTTGAGGCGTTTATTGACCGTCTCAAGCAATCACGGACTCAAGCTGATGACTTGCAAGACGGTCTTATTAAGCTAGCCAATCAAGGCATAGACGGGCTTGGGAAATCATTCACAGCGGCAATCACAGGCGCACAAAACTTTAGCGATGCAATTAAGCAGATGGCGAAGTCAGTTATTGACAGCCTCATTCAGATGCTTGTTCAGAAGTACATCGTCGATGCAGCGTTTGGTGCGCTTACTGCTGGATTTGGCGGTGGTGGCACTACAGCGTCAGGGGGCGGCGGTGGTGGCGTTCCGTCCGTCACTGGCGCTTTAGCTAGGGGCGGCGTAGCAACAGGCGGCCAGCCTTACTTAGTAGGAGAAAAAGGCCCAGAATTGTTTAGGCCAAGCACTACAGGGCGAGTTATACCTAACGACGAGCTGCTTAAACTGAACGACGAACTTTTTGGAAAATTTAAAGAAAAAGTAGGCGAAGGCGAAAAGTCACAACAGCCAGAAAACAACGGCAAAAGTCGTAAGCTAGAGCAAAGAGAAAGAGGCGGCCCAGTTACAGGCGGCAGACCCTATCTTGTTGGCGAACGCGGCCCTGAGCTTATGGTGCCAGCAGGCAATGGCTCCGTAGTACCTAACAACGCGCTTGGCGGTGGCGGTGTAGTAGTCAATCAGACAATCAACGTCACGACAGGCGTACAGCAAACCGTACGTGCCGAGATAGCTAACTTACTGCCACAGATCAGTAATGCAGCCAAGTCAGCGGTAGCAGATGCTAGAATGAGAGGCGGCGGCTTCAGTAAGGCAATGGTGGGTGCATAATGGCAGCGTTTCCAAATGTAGGCTTTACCTCAATGACGATGCGGCTACGGTCTGCAACGGCTATCAGTCAGTCACCTTTTACCTATGACCAGCAGGTTTACCAGCATCAGGGTGTCAGGTGGGAAGCAGAGATTACATTGCCACCATTAAAGAGAAGTGACGCCAAGCAGTTGGAGGCGTTCTTTGCCGCTCTACGGGGTCAGGCAAATACCTTTACCCTTGGCAACCCCTTGCACAATACAACGGCCACTGGGACAGGCACGGGCGCTATAAACGCGACCACACTGACAGGCACGTTTACGGGCGTCACTGCTGGCGATTATTTCCAACTTGGCACGGCACTGTACATCGTGACAGAGGCAACAAGCGGCACATCTATCAACATCATGCCACCCCTCAGAGCTGCCGCGTCTG